GCCGATGTGATGATGGTGCCGTTGACCAACTGCGTATTGCACGCCGCTACTCGCGTCATGCGTCCCGTGACGCCGGCCTGATTGGTGTACTCGACGAAGAATTGCGGATTGCCAACGCCTGACTGACCAGCGACCTCGACCGCCATGATTTCCACGCCATCCCCGGTAGGGTAGCGTGGCAGGGCGATATTGGTCGTCATGTCCTGCGCATCAGTGATACTCATGTCCACGAACGGGTAGTACATGAGGTAATCGCACAGGATCATCGGCAACGGGACTGCCGCCGCAGTAACCGTGAACGCACCGAAGGTACTCAAGTACTTCTTGTGCCCAAGCTGCCCTACGTTCTGTCCGTGCAGAATGCCGCCATCAGTCGATTGAGCCAGACCAATGGCGACGTTCGGCGCAGCAGCGTAGTAGTTCGGGACCGGGTTCCCCGGCGACATCGACAGGTCGAACCAGATGCCAGCACCCGTGGTCTGGGTTGGCTGTTTGCGCCAACAGGTGAAGAACGACTTGCCGTCGTTCTCCGCTTGCACCAGATCACTGACGTTGAGCAGGGACATCAGTCTTGCGTGACGACCAGTGCGCCAATCGCGGCTTGCGGCTGAATGCCGTTGGAGACATCCAGCGGGGCTGACAGTTGACCGGAGTCGATGATCTGGCCGGCACCGGATGCCGTGGTCACGATGGCGAAGTGCGTGATCGTGTTCGTTCCACCCGTGCACTGGGGCCACTGCACCAGCGCAGCGTTGGAGAACGACGACCCGCCGTCAGTCCACGCCGTCGCCTTCGTGATCGCCACGCGACCGTAGGACGTGTACGTGGCTTCGTTCGTGGTTGCCGTACCAGCCTCACCGGGGTCCGACGTGTAAAGAGCAAGCCACGCACCAGCGGCGGCTCGCCAACCCGGATCGGTGCCCTGCAAGCGCATCTTCAGGACATCGTTCTCGGTGGTGTTCGACATGCTCATGGTTTGCTTCTCCTGTCAGTGGTGCCACGGTCTTGCTCGCGGCGATCATGCTCGGCTTCGCGTCGGTCGTGATCGATCACGTGCCCGGTGAAAATGATGATGTGGATCGGCAGAATCTTCTTCCACCACGGCAGTTCGCTCCACTCGATGTGTTCTTGTGGAACGAAGTTCTCGATCCTGATGCCATCGACTGATTTGGCGTACATGAAGTGCGGCCACCAGCCCACCCGCGATTTCCGGATGATGATGTAGCCGTCGTCACAAAGACGCTGGACGCTGAAGACAAGGCAGTTAGAGCGCACGAAAACAGATCACCGAGTCAGGTCCGGGTTCGGGCAGAAGCACTTCGAACGGACCGACACGCGACATGTGCACGTCCCCAAGGTCGACGATAGCGACTGATGCCATGCCTTTCGATGCGTTGTAGATCAGTCCCGCCCGTGCCGAGATCGTGCAGTTCGGCCAAAGCGGGTTGTCCCAATCCAAGCACACCATGTCTTCGAACGTCAGGCACTTGTACCCGGTCATGATCCTGCCGCCACGCTCGTAGCCCTGACCCTTGACCTCGCCGTTCGGTGTGTACTTGGCCGTCATGGACATCAGCGTTGCGTTCAGGTCGTACAGCGCCATCATGTACGAATCGCCCGCCTGATTTACCCCTGTGGCGAAGTTCTTCAGCCCCTGAATTGTCATCCCGCCGACGATCATGACACTTGCGCTCCGGTGGTCACACCGTTCTCGTCACGCTCAAACTGGACGTTCATCGGTGCGTTCTGCTGTGCGGCTTGAGCGGCAGCCTGTTCCTCTTGCTGCTGCATCAGTTGTTGCTGCTGGAGCTTCAGCTTCTCCGGGCTGGGCACGATCTTGTTCGCGTCCATCTGGAGACCCTTCGCCAGTTCGTGCAGCAAGTAGGCACGTCCCTCCATGCCGAGAATCTGGGCGTCAATCGGGTTCGCCGTCGCAGCCAAGAACTCATTGCGGCGAGCGTTCAGAGCCTCGCGCGCCATCATGCCCATGGCTCCACGCGCCACGATGCGCACGTCGCCCTTGATGTTCGGGTCCGGGTCGAACAGCATGTTGTGGTTGAACATGCGAGTGATCAGGCTGGACAGAGCGTTGTCGACGTTGCTGATCGCTTGCCGGATGCCCTTGCTCGCGTTCTCCATCAGCATCGACAGACCTGATGCAGTGCGGCCCGCTCCACCAACCGCCGCTGAACCGTACGTGTAGTTCGGGATGCCGGTGACTTCGTCGGCCTTTTTGTAGAACCAGTCCATGATGCCCTGAAGCTCGGCAGCATTGGAGTTCGGCTGGAAGAACCGGACTCCGGGTTGCGACCCGCCAGTCTTGTCACTGACCATCGGCCAGATTTTCCACGGGTAGATGTCGTCGATGTTGGTTGTTCCGGGCGGCAACCGATCCAAGTAGACCTCGACTTGTGGACCGGAAGCGATGCCCATGTTGTTCGACAGTGCGCGGGCGCAAGCGTTGATCATGCGCTGGATGTCGGCCATCAGTTCGGGGACACTCATCCCGATTGCCGAACCCGGAACCTCGTCCCACGACGCCTTGTCGTAGGGGCGCGTCCCGAACGGATCAGGGTTCAGGACTGCCTTGATCACGATGGAACCGATCAGCCACGCCTCGACTTCGTACGTCATGTTGTCGTCGAGTGCTGTCAGCCCCATCTTTTCGATATCTGAATCAGCCCACTGCTTCAACTTCGAACCCAGCACCGGACCCCAGAACTGGAGTGCTTCAATGGTAGAGCGCCTTGCCACTGCCGAGGCAGGGCGGTTTTCCAGTCGTTCGCGTTCGTGGTCATTGGCGCGGTTGATCACCAGCCCGCGCTCTCCGTACAGTTCGATCACCTTGTCGATCTCACTGTCCTTGTATCCGGCGACGCCCTTCATGGCGATGATGTCGGCAGGGAACAACCGATGTCGCTCGATGAAGTAGCCGTCGTTGATGTTTACCGCATCCGGTGCTTGGTAGATGTCGAAGGGCGAAACACGTGCGAACTCGTATCCCAGCTTTTCCTGCACCTTTGGTCCCTGCTCACCCCATACCAAAGTGCGGCGCTTCTTGATGATCGGACCCTTGATGTATGCAGTAGGGAACGTGCAGAAGTCATTGATGAACTCCTTGAACGCATAGAGGAAGCCGCCCTCTTTCAACTGATCGTCGATGCGAAGCTCCATGGCTCGCGCCCGACCATGGGCAGCGTCGTTCAGCTTCTGCAACAGTTCGGTGTGCAGTTCTTCCTTGCGTGCGTCGAAGGCGTCCGGGTGAATCTCGACCCCTTGTTGCGCCAGCATCAGTTGTTCCTGTGCGACTGTCTTCGCAATGCCAATCGACATTTCAGGAGGAAGGTCGGGGATCGGAGTCGACTCCAGCGTCCAAGGCTTGTCAGAGCCTTGCGACAGCATGATGTCCTTGATCCAAGACTCGGCTGCACGACACTTGATGTTGGTCAGGTTGACGAACACATCAGACCCGCCGACTTCCTTGATCTCGGCTTCTTCCTGCGCTGAATACTTGCCCCGGCGAAGCCTCTGGCAGTCCAGCAGTCGGTCGAACAGTTCCTGTCTCTTCGCCTGTTCGGACTCGGTGAACGACTGCGTGATGTGACCAGCGAGCGAACTGTTGAACCTGATCTGCTCCGGGGTCTCCGGAACGGCTGGCGCGGCAATGCCTTCTTGCGCCTTCATCGCCGTCGTCTGTTGGGGAGTGGCAAGCTGGAGCATCAGTGTCCTTTAAGTCCAACCACGGGCTGACTTCTTCTTCACCGGTACGTTTCGTATCGGGTTCAGCCCCTGTCGAATGTGAAGACACCCGTATTGCAAGGCGTCATGGGGGTGAGAGTACTTGTTCTTCGCCGGCCTGTCCTTGAACTTCGATGTCGTTCCGGAGACCTTCACTCGTTCGTACATGTAGCCGTTGTTGAATCCCTTGCGGATCATCCGGCACGATGGGTCGACCAGCATGCCCGGCTCGCCCTGAACCGAACGGAGCAGCCAGAAGGCGACGGCTTCGCGTCTGGCAATGAACTCGTTGGTGGGAGCAAGCTCGGTCGGGATCGCGCATTCCAGAAGCTCCTGCATGCACGTCTTCTCGTTTGTCTGCGCCCGTTGATTCCCAGCCGGGTCGCCCACGCTCTCGATCCGGAACTTCGGGAACTCGTTGAACAGGGCGGGCTTGACGACCTCGGTCGCAAACTGGCGAATCCCCATGTCCTCGGCGCAGAACTCGCGCAGCACCAGCAATTGCCCCTTGGGACTGATCTGACTGACGATGCACGCCGGGGTCAGTCCGAAGTCCCACGACAGCACCAAGGGAAGCCCCAGAATCGGCGTCAGGGGCGTCTTGCTGACGTGGTAGCTGTCCTTCCACTCCGGGTAGACCGACTTGCCTTGGAGCGTCCCGCCGTACTCATTCAGGACGAAGACCTTGATCCAGTCGTCCGTCTTGCCCGGAATCATGTTCAGGTAGTACTGATACCCGTTCGGGATGTTCTGGACGTTTTCAGCCGCCGGATTGGGAAGGTACTCTCCGGTCTCGTTTCGGTACAAAGCGCCCGGTTGGTCGTAAAACGTCCAGCCAGCGGGCCTTTCTTCCTCTGCGGCTTTGTACCACCACGAATCATCATCCGGGCTGTTCGTGTCCATCAGGACACCAGTCCACGTAGGCCCACCCCGCCTTTTCGCCGGATATCGCCCGACACGCTGGGTAAGCATATCGACGACTGCCTTGTCTGTCTCAACTGCCTCGTTTACCCACGCCCCCGTCAGTTCAAGCGATTTCAGCTTGCCAACGTCATCAGGACGGTCCATGGCGAGGAAGATGACCTCCATGTCCAGACCGGTCCCGTCCCCTATGTCGTCGATGCGAAGATGTGACGTTATCGGCACATCCCAGCGAAACGGAGCGACTTCGTTCGGAAACCAGTCCTGCCACGTTTTGATTGTTGTGGACTTCAACTCCGGATACGTGTTCCGGATCACTGCCCAGCGGGTATACCTCACCCCATTGAACGGCTTTTGCTCCAGACTTAGGATGACCATTTTCCAGCATGCCGTGGAGCTTTTACCCGACCCTACCGGACCCCTCAAACCGGACAGGAACCCCCGGTCCTTGACGAACTGTTCCGACACCGGGCCGGGAGGGTTCCAAGCGACCAGCATCAGTGGCTCACCACGATCCAGTCTTCAGCCAAGACATCCGTCTGGCTCGCCAGCCACGGCACGAACTGACCGCCCGCTGTCTTCATGTCGATGTGGGGCAAGTACTCGACCTCGGTCCCCGGCTCCACCAGCTTCGACAGCGGTGGCCTCGACACCTGAAACTTCGACCCCGGCACCAAGTACAGGTACATCCCCTTCCCGTTCCAGCCCAGCCTCGCCACACACCCGCCTTGCTTCAGGATGTGCAGCGCCCCACCGAAGTTCATGATCATGCCTTCCCTCGCCATGTGATCCCCACTTCAGGCCCGATTCTGCTGTGTCAGCAGCCCTTCTTCCCCACCTTGCCACCCTTGCTGAACTTGGCGGCAGCCTTCTCTTCCACCATCTCCTTCTTCTTCCCCTCCTTGGCTTCGTGCTTCTTCCCACCCGCCAAGAACGCCGGCAGCTTCGCTTTTGCCATTTGTCCACCCCTTCGCTCGATACAAGACCCGCAATTTTGCATCCCACACTGGACAAAGCGGGTAACTGTCCAGCCTACTGATAGTACATTGCCAATCAGTTGCCAAAAAATTTTTGTCATTGCAAGGTACACCCCGGTATCAGGGCGTCGCGTCCATTGGTAATAGGCAGGATCATGGCTCCGGGGAGCGTGTGATGGGGGCCGCGATGGAACCAAACCACCCCGCTCGCAGCGCCCGTGGTCCGCACCGGGGCTACGCCCTGCGTGGACTGCGCCCGCCCGCATGGTCCGTTGCGCATGATGCCTATGGGACGGCATGCACACACATGACTCTGCATCAGTCGACAGCCGGCACTGTTGCCCGCGTACGCATGCCCGCAACAGGGGCTGCCAGAGTGACGACGACATGGTCAGTTCATCAGTCGAATCAGTGAGTTGCGTGCGTGGGCGCGGGTGATGTGGCCGAATCGCGCGAGTATCGGTGCCACTCCGGGCCACTCCGTCATGCCGATACTGCCCGACTCTGCCCTGCTGTCGCTCTCCCTGCCCTCTGCTCCATCCCCACTCTGCCCTGCTCTGTTGCCCTGTTGCTGCCCT